CGCGCCACGCTGAACCCGATTCCGGATGGCCGCATTCCTTACAACTGCTTCCCATACGAGCGTAACCCGCACCAGTTCTGGGGTACAGGCGTGCCTCGCATGATGCGCGACTCTCAGTCGACGATGAACGCAGCGACCCGCATCTTCATCGACAACATGGCGATCTCCTCTGGCCCAATGGTCGAAGTCAACATGGACTTCCTCGAGGCCGGTGAAGATCCTACTGATCTGCATCCTTGGAAAGTCTTCCTGCGCAGTGGCGGCGATCCCAACGCTCCTGCCGTCCGCTTTAACCAGCCGGTGGCAAACGCTAATGGACTGACCAGCATCATCGAGATGTTCCGTAAGTTTGCCGACGAGACGACCTCTCTGCCGTCATACACGCACGGCGATGCAGGCCAACAGCTCAACAAGACAGCTACTGGTATGTCCATCCTAATGGGCAACGCCAACGTCGCACTGAAGTCGACACTAAAGAACGTCGACGACTACCTAATCATTCCTCTGATCAAGTCTCTGTATCACTGGAACATGGAGTGGAGCGACAACGAAAAGGCTAAAGGCGATCTTAATGTGTCGGCTCGAGGCAGTACTTCACTCATTCAGCGTGAAGTTCGCTCGCAACGCTTGCTGCAATTTATGTCTCTGATAAGTAATCCTATGGATGTTGCTATAACAAAACGTAAAGAGTTGCTAACAGAGATCGCAAAGAGTATGGACATTAATCCAGACGAAGTAATCAAGACGGACAAGGAACTTCAACTTGAAGCGCAAGCACAACAGCAGCAGATGCTCGCCGCAAGCGGCGCAGGCGGTGCTCCAACTGACGGCTCAGCCCCAGTGGAAGGACTTGATGACCTTTCTAATGGAGCGGCTGGAGGCTTGCAGGGACAAGTTGGAGACCGTTCCGGACCACAGATTTGATCAAGGTAGAGCAGCAGAATTGCGCTTCATCCTTGAACTAGAAGATACCGCGCAAGCGGTTTTGAGCGCGAAGACGACCTCGTAAGAGACACCCGTCTTCTAAACGAAACGCGGACACTCCGTAGCGGACCCGCAAACATTGGTGAGATATGAAGGTAGACCCTGAGAAGCTTGAGCAAGAAGCCGACGAACTTTTGAAACAGATGATGGCAGAGCAGGACGGACCGGAGAATCAGCAGAAGGCTGAAGAGACCGACACCCCGCCGCAGCCAGAGGAAGATGAAAACCCACCCGTAGAATCGACGGACACTGGGGAAGACGGCGAAGAGATTCCACAGGAAGAAGATCGCGGCGATCAAGATCCTGATGAAAGCGATGGTGACCTGCAACAGCAGATCAAACTCGCTAACGAGCGTATCAAGAATGCTCAGGCTCGAATGACAAAGGCGACGCAAGAAGCGGCGGATTTGCGCAAAGAAGTAATCGCGCTACGTCAGCAGAATGCGGAGCTGAGCTCTGAACTGGCAAATGCCCAGCACAGAGGAGACGGTGATGATGATGATCTGAAAACCCTCGCTGAGGAATATCCAGACATCGCTGCACCGCTTCTGAAGAAGCTGGCAAAGCTAGAGCAGACAGTCACACAGTATAGGGACCAAGTTAAAACGAATGAAAGTCAGAGCACTCTTACTGAGCACTTTGACACCATCCGTGAGTCGCACCCTGACATGGACGATATCGTCACGTCAGATGACTTTGTTGGATGGCTAGAGCGTCAGACGCCTGTATGGCAGCGTGTAGCCAATGACGGCAGCGCCCATGAGGTAGTCGAGCTTATCAATCGTTATAAGGAAGTCTTCGATACACAGCCGCAACAGCCGGTCTCAAAGGTTGAGAAGGCGCGACGGGTTGCAGAACCCACGCTCCCCAAAGCCCGACGACCGGACCCAAGCTCGGGCAAGCGAATTTGGAGCCGCCAAGAGATCACCCGTATGCCACTCGATGAATTCGAGCGACGTTCGGCAGAGATCGATCAGGCGTATCTGGATGGACGAGTCCGTTAGTTCAATCCTGTTGTAATAAGGTCAATTTAACATGCCTGCTTTTCCTACCGCTGGTTCAAACTCCGCTGCGAACTTCATTCCTGAAATTTTCTCGAAGAAGCTTCAAGCGAAGTTTTATGCCTCGTCAGTACTCCCCTCGATCTCGAACACCGACTATGAAGGTGAAATCTCGGGTCAGGGTAACAAGGTAAACATCCGCACCGTTCCTAACGTCACTGTAGGCGACTACACTGGCTCAGTTTCGTATGCTGATGTCACCACCCAAGTTGTCGAACTGAACATCGACAAGGCGAAGTCGTATGCCTTCAAGGTAGACGACATCCTCAAGGTTCAGGCCGACATCGCATTCCAGAATGAAGCATCGAAGGATGCTGCTGAGCAGATGCGTATTGCTGTTGAGACCGACGTTCTCGGCAACATCCCTACCGCTGCAACGACCATTTTGGACAAGGCATCGGTTTCAGAAACAACCCTTCTGAACCACATCCTCGAAGCTGGCCGCAAGCTGGACGAATTAAACATCCCTGATTCGGATCGTTTCCTCGTTCTCTCGCCGCTCTACATCGAGATGCTGAAGAAGTCGGAACTGCGTCAGGCTTACTTGACCGGTGACGCTGCTTCGCCACTCCGCAACGGTAAGGTTGGTCAGGTTGACCGCTTCACCATCTATCAGTCGAACTTGCTTTCGATTGGTTCGGGCGGCGACGCTGGCAAGACGTTCTGCCTTGCTGGTCACCCTAAAGCTACCTGCTTCGCTTCGCAGTTCGTGAAGACTGAAACAGTTCGCTTGACCGACACGTTCGGCGACGGCATTCGCGGTCTGAAGGTTTACGGTTACAAGGTCGTTGTTCCTAACGCCCTCGTCACCATGAAGCTCAAGACGACTGCCTAATAGGATTGGGGCGGGGGAAACCTCGCCCCTCTCTTCATAGGTGAGGGCGGAGCAGATACCGCCCTCTACTCTGCAGAGAACGAGGTACACCGTGGAAAAAGCTATTGAAGACATGAGCAAAGACGAGCTCGACATCTACGCACGAGACAAGTTTGCCGTAGAGCTCGACAAGCGTCGCCGTATTGAGGATCTTGTTGAGCACGTTAAAACGCTCGTAAATAACAAGGGCAAGGTTGTTGAAGCTAAAGTCAAAGCTGAGCGCAAACCAAAAATCGTGCGCCATTTGAAAACGGGTGTGGAATGGTTCTGGAGTCCTCTATATAAGGGCAATCCAGATCTTGAAGTTATTGAGTGGGAATAAACTAAATGGCGACGACCAAAGCTGTTGATCTAATCAATCGGGTTAGCATCACACTCCAAGATCCAACGTATGTTCGTTGGACTCAGAGTGAGTTGCTGAACTACCTTAATGATGCACAGCGGCAGGTCGTGCTGTTTCGCCCAGACGCGAAGTCGGTTAACGCTTCGTTTACATGTGCTAACTCTGCTAAGCAGACACTGCCTGCAGACGGACTTCGCCTCATAAGTGTGCTTCGAAACACTGCCGGTCGAGCAATCACTAAGGTTGACCGCAGCATTCTCGATGTCCAGCTTCCAACTTGGTACGAAACTGCAGTAGGTAGTGACGGCGTAAAGCACTACGTCTACGACGCGCTAGACCCGAAGAACTTCTACGTCTTCCCCAAGCCTGCTGCGGCTCACCCTATCGATATCATCTACGCGATGGCACCGGTTGATATCGTTGTTTCGAACTACACGACTGACACGCAAGTAATCGGCATCGACGACATCTACGCAAATGCGCTGATGGATTACATGATGTACCGCGCTTACCAGAAGGACAGCGAGTTCGCTAACCTCAACCGCGCCGCTGTGTACTATCAGGCGTTCACGACGTCTCTTGGTATCAAGTCGCAGGCAGATGGCGGCTTACTTGAAAGCATGGAAGCGCAGAAACCACGGCGTACCGCTCAGTGAAGTACAGCGACCTCTTCGTCTACGTCCTGAGCGAGGCTCCGTCCTGCCCTGAGTTCACCGCTGAGAGGGCTATCAGAGACACCTGCATAGACTTCTGCGCACGCACAGATCTATATCGTGCAGAGCCTCAGACGCTAACTGTGACAAGGGGTCTGACGGACTACGAGCTCGACGCGCCCACTGGCACTGAGCCTAATCATGTGAAGTCGATCCTGCGTGACGGTCGACCGCTGGAGGCTGTTCCTTATGAAGACGCCTTCATGAAGATCGAGCTGTCTGATTTCGGTCCAGCAACGTACTTTTCGCAATACGACAACCGTAACGTCTTAATTGGTCCAAGGCCAGAAGGACGGGAGAGCCTCAAGGTTCTGTACACGCTGAAGCCCACACAGTCCTCAACGACTATTCCGGACACCATTGGTCTCGAGCATCGTGAAACGCTGGTGGCTGGAGCTCTGTTCCGCCTGCAGATGATGTCTGGACAGCCTTGGATGGATGGCGGTGCTGCTGGCGCTAACAGACAGCTTTACGAGCGCGGCGTTGCTGCAGCTATGCGTCAGGCCAAGTACGGCCACAGTGGCGCTGCACTTACGGTTAAAGCAAGAGAGTTCATCTAATGGCGTATTCAGAGACCATATACCTCGTTCAGGGCGACACACTGCCACAGCTCAAGGTCACTGTGCGTGATCGCAATGAGGCCGCTGCAGGTAAAGTGCTAGA